ATTATAGTCAAGATGAAAATATGTTAAATGCATATTTAAATAAACAAGACCTATATTCAGTTATTGCTTCTCAATCATTTAATGTTCCTTATGAAGATTGTTTGGAATTCTATCCTGAAGGAACAAAGATTGTATTTGAAGGTCAAGAAGTAACATGTGGTTATAAAACACATTTAAATAAAGCCGGCAAGGAAAGAAGAACAGCCGCGAAATCAATATTGTTAGGGCTTCTTTATGGTAGAGGTGCCGCATCAGTTGGTGAGCAAATTGGTAAAACAAGGGAAGAAGCCCAAGAAATTATTGATAAGTTCTTTAAAGCATTCCCTAAAGTAAAGGAATGGATTGATGCTTCAATTGAGCATTGTAGAAAAACTGGATATGTTGAAGACGTAGGCGGTAGACGTAGAAGATTACCTGATATTCAATTACCACAATATACTATTAGCTATATAGATAAAAATATGGCAAACGGAGATTTTAATCCATTTATTGGTTGTGAAAATAGAACAACTTCAGATAAATTAATTAGAACTTATGAGGATAAATTATCTAAAATTAAGTCTAGAAAACAATATGAAGCAATTAAGCAAGAAGCATTACAAAATGGTATTGAAATTATAAATAATGGTGGATTTATTTCACAAGCTGAAAGACAATGTGTAAATGCAAGAGTACAAGGTGGTGCAGCAACATTAACTAAATCAGCGCTAATAATGATTTATAATGACCAAAGATTAAAGAATTTAGGTGCAAAATTAATTAATTGTGTCCACGATGAAATTTTAATTGAAGCACCAGTTGAAAATTCAGAATTAGCAGCTCAATCTCTATGTGAAGATATGATTGAATCTGCTAAAAAATATGTACCAGTAGTTCCAATGAGTGTAGATGCTTATAATGTTGATGCTTGGTATATGGATGAATATGCAGTTTCTATTCAGAATGATTATAAGAAGCTATTAGAAAAAGAAGTTGCAGAAAATGATGCAGAAAATCAAATAATTAGTAAATATTGTGAATTATTACCTGAGCAAGTTAAAGAAGCGATACATACAGGAGAGTTACATATAACATACTAAAATTTTCACTAAATTAAGTAAAATTTAATAATAAAAATATAGTAGTAAAGAGGGTTTAAATAGTGAATAATGAAAAAGAATTAAGCAATTATTTAGGTTGGAAGGTGTGAAACCCTACAGATGCTGAATTAGCAGAATTATATGTAGAAAAAGAACCTAAGGAACCATTCCCTTTATTAGAGAATGAATACCTATTAGTTTACGTTGATGGTAAATTGATAGACTCATATTGCAAGGAAGGAGATCATTTAAGACGATTTAAACACAACACAATTAAAATCAAAGATAAAGAAACCATAGTTCCTAAAAATGATGAACAAAAATGTGCATTTGATTTAATGAAAAATGATAATGTAACAGTTAAATTATTAACAGGAACTTGAGGTTCAGGTAAAACTTTTATCTTAGTATCGGCGGCATTAGAAGCCTTAAAAGCACATAAATTTAAAAGAATTGTGTGGATTAGAAATAATGTTGATGTAAAGGATACTAAAGATTTAGGTGCTTTACCAGGTGAAATAAATGATAAATTAAAACCATTTTTAGGACCTTTTATTGACCATTGTGGTGAAAAAGAAGTTGAAAGAATGATTGAAGATGGTTTACTAACAGTTGAACCATTACAATCTTTAAGAGGAAGAAACTTTGAAGATACTTTAATTATGTGTTCTGAGGCTGAAAATTTAACTAAAGAACATATTCAATTAATTATTGCAAGAGCCGCAGAAGGTAGTGCTGTTTGAATGGATTGCGATCTGAGACAAAGAGATAAAGTAGCTTTTGAAAAATCAAAAGGTATTGAAACAATGATTGAAAGATTAAAAGGTAATGCTTTATTTGGTTATGTTCATTTAGTTAAAACAGAACGTTCTGCTACGGCAAGATTAGCAGATTTATTAAATGATTAGGAGAATTTACAATGACTAATGTAACAGTTGATACTAAACGTATGAGAATTATGATAGGTATTTTAGGTATATTACTTCCTTGATTAGTAGCACTAATTACCTTATCTTGGCCTGGTTCAATTTCTGAAACTTATTATTCATTGTTTGCCGTAGGAACATTTATGGTAGTTTTAGGAAGTGCGGGTATATTATTAGTTAATTATAAAGGTTATGAGAAAATAGATGATATTACGGCAACAATAGCTGGTATATTTGGTATATTAATATGTTTATTCCCTATGTCTAATAATAACATCCCTACAGGAATATTTCATTTAGATGGAGATATTAGTGGAATATTTCATAA